TACGGCTTTACTATTGGCTAATGTTAACGCTATAATCTAAACATACTGTAAATACAGTATGACATACTTTCAAGAAAAAGAAGCAAATCGTTTATACTGGATTGTCAAAGGTCAACTTATCCCACTATCCTGGAAAGAAGAAACTATCATGGAATGCTACGAATCTTACGTTCGCAGGATTTGGGGAAACATTGAAGCATATCAACATGAGATTGGTTTCGAAGCAGCCTGGGCACAACGGCAAGCAGAAAACGCAAAAAAGAACTTGACAAAGGGACCAAATCCTATTATAATATAACTTATATTATAGAGGAAATACATGTTACCTAAGTTATTAATTGTTGGTCATGGTCGTCATGGCAAAGATACCGTTTGTGAAATGTTAGAGAAGTACGGATATACATTTCAATCAAGTTCTAAGTTCTGTTCAGAACTGTTTATATTCAACGATCTAAAAGACAAGCATGGTTATGCTAACGAAGAAGAATGTTACGCAGATCGACACAATCATCGAGAGTTGTGGTACAATATGATTCATGACTACTGTAAAGATGATTTGGCACGCCTTGGACGCAACTTGTTTGCCCAGAATCAAATATACTGTGGACTGCGTAATAAACGTGAATTCTTTGCTATGCAAAACGAAGAAATCTTTGACTATGCTATTTGGGTAGATCGCACAGATCATTTGCCTAAGGAAGATCCTAAGTCAATGAGCATCGAACAATGGATGTGTGATTACACTATTGACAACAATGGCGATTTAGATAGATTGCAAAAAAATGTAGACACACTTATACGTACTATTTTTAGAAATCGGGGACTAAGTCTCCCTGTTTCCACACAACTCCCTCTTTTTGCAGAATACGCTGACAGTTAGCACAAATAGTTTTTAAGTTTGTAGGGCGACAATTTTCTAAATTTCCATCAATGTGAAACACATTAAACTGTTCAGTGTGTTTACTTTTAAAACCACACTTTTCGCAAGTATCTAATTTTGTATAACCCTTTTGCTTCCATTTAGGAATACCGTGACCTAAACCGTTACGCAGGCAAGATTCGCATAGACTTCTATAATAGATTCTATCTCCTTTTTTATAATTTATAGCGGCCGGACGTTGTCCGCACTTGCATAATGGTCTCATACTGTATTTAGCTCACCTTTTTGGTGCCTTTTTAACGGTGTTTAACAGCCTATTTTTATGTTACGGTGCTAAATACATGTAACGAAACTACCAACTCGAATTATAGGAGAACGATAATGGCATTAACATCACCAGGAGTAGAAGTCAAAGTAATTGACGAGAGTTTTTACACTCCGGCTGAGCCTGGCACAACACCGATGATTTTTGTTGCTTCCGCTGAAAATAAAACAAATGCAAGCGGAACTGGAACAGCTCAAGGTACGCTAAAGGCAAACGCTGGAAAACCATTTTTGTTAACATCACAACGTGATTTAGCAGACACATTTGGCGATCCACTGTTTTACACAGATAACAACAATAACCCAATTCACGCAGGTGAGCTTAACGAATATGGCTTACAGGCTGCTTATTCATATTTAGGTGTAAGCAATAGAGCATGGGTTGTAAGAGCAGACATTGATTTGGCTGCATTAAATCCGACAGCAGATGCTCCGGCAGCTACCCCTGCTAACGGCACATATTGGTTAGATACACAAATTTCTAAATTTGGAATTCAAGAATGGAATGGCGCAGGAGTTACTACAACAGGCGGACAATCATTTACAAGTAAAGATCCAATTGTAATTACAGATTCAACAAGGCTTGAATTTGGTACTATGAATGCAAACGGTACTTCAGGTTATGTTCCAAAAGAAACAGTTGGAGCAATTGGCGACTATGCTGTAGTATTTGCATCTACTATTGTTAGAATTTTTTACAGAAATGCTTCAGGGAAATGGGTACTTGTTGGTAGTGAGCCCTGGACTAAGAGCTGGGCAACAGTAAGAGGCACTAAGTCTAATCCTTCGTTCTCACAAGGCAGTGCAGTTATTACTATTAACGATACAGACATTACTGTAACAGATGCAGAAACAATTGGAGATGTTGCAACTAAGATTACGCAGGTATTTCCAACAGGAAGTATTAGCGCGGCAGCAGTTGATGGACGTTTAGAAATTTACAGTGACGGAACAGATTCAGCACAAGGTGATTCTTCTGCAACTGGTCAAATTGAAATTGGCGGCGACACTATTTTACTTGGCGAACTTGGAATTGAAGTAGATACTTATTATCCACCAGCATTACATATCGACAAGCATACTAAAGTGCCTGCATTTAAATCAAGCGATACTTATTCTCGTCCAACAGGTTCTGTTTGGATTAAAACAACTGAGCCAGGAAACGGTGCACGTTGGAGAATTAAATCTTTCAATGATGCTACTAAATTATGGGACGCAGTAGAAGCTCCAATTTTTGCTTCACATTCTGAAGCACTTTATAGTTTAGATAGAACTGGCGGTGGCGAAGGTCTTGCAGCCGGCGACATTTATGTACAATCAAACGTAGCGGCTGATACACAGCCATTAGCAACATTTAAAGTATTTAGACGTAACGGTGTTGCACCAACTACAGTAACAGGATCGGCTATTGGATCTTCAGGAATTATTGCAGATACTTACACTATTGGTATTCAAGCAACAGCACCAGGAGAAGCAGATCTAAGTACTATTGTTTCAATTGAGTTTACAACTACAGGCGCATCAACTGATGCTGAAGTTGTTGCATCAGCAATATCAAACGCAAATGTTACGCATGTAAGTGCAGAAGTAGTTACAGGAAACAAAATTGTTATTACTCACGCTAAAGGCGGCGATGTAAAACTTGTTGATGATTCTGATAATGCAGTATTAAGTAGAATGGGCTTTGCACATTTTGAAAGTGTTACTTCAGGAACACCAAACTTATACTACGAACAAGGAACAGACGGTAATACTAATCCATTACAATTAAAAGCATCTCTTTGGAAGGCAACAGCTAATTCTTCAGGAACAGAAGTTGCATTTTACACAGCGTCAGATGATGAAGTTACTTCATTAACTGAAGACGGTGCTTTATGGTATAATTCAATTGTAGACGAAGTAGATATTATGATTCATAATGGTGATACTTGGGTTGGATATCAAAACTTTAGTGCAGATTATGCCGATTGTGACCCTGCAGGTCCAATTGTAAGTGCAAGTACTCCACTGCTACAAAGCGACGGAACAGCACTTGTAACTGGCGATTTATGGATTGATACATCAGATATTGAAAATTATCCACAAATTTACAAGTACAATGCAGAGTTGTTAAACACACCGATTGCTAATCGTTGGACATTGCTTGATAAAGCAGACCAAACATCAGAAGATGGTGTACTATTTGCAGATGCTCGTTATAACACAGCAGGTGCAAACAGCGACGAAGACGGTTCTATTGTAGATCTACTAACAAGTGACTACTTAGATCCAGATGCTCCAGATCCAGCACTATATCCAAAAGGTATGTTGCTATGGAATCTAAGACGTTCTGGCTTTAATGTTAAGAAATTTGTACGTAACTACATTGATGTAAACGGCGATAACGGTCGTCAGGGCGATGAAGCAATGGCTGATTATTATCCACATCGTTGGGTAACTGAGTCAGGCAACCAAGGCGATGGTTCAGGTAGCTTTGGTCGTAAAGCACAGCGTAAAGTAATTGTACAATCTTTACAAGCAATGCTAAACAGCAACGACGATATTAGAGATGATGAGTCAAGAATCTTTAACTTGATGGCAACTCCAGGGTATCCAGAGCTAATTGGCGAAATGATTACTCTAAACTATGACAGAGGCTTAACAGCATTTGTTATTGGTGATACGCCAGCAAGATTAGAACCAAATGCTACATCACTTAATAACTGGGCAACTAACCAAGCATTAGCACCAGAAGATAACGACGATGGCTTAGTAAGCAGAGATGAATACTTTGGTATCTTTTATCCATGGGGCTTCACAAGTGACAATGCAGGAAACAACGTTGTTGTTCCACCAAGTCATATGATGCTACGCACAGTTGCACTAAGTGACCAAGTTAGCTTCCCATGGTTTGCACCAGCAGGTACAAGACGTGGTGGTATTACTAACGCTACTGCAACAGGTTTTGTTGATGCAGAAGGCGAATTTGTAACTGTTGCACTAAATGAAGGACAACGTGATACATTATATGCACAAAATGTTAACCCAATTACATTTATTAGTGGTGCAGGACTTGTTAACTTTGGACAGAAGACTCGTGCAAGAGGTTCAAGCGCATTAGATAGAATTAACGTAGCACGTTTAGTAATTTACTTACGTTCGCAGTTAAATCAACTTGCTAAGCCTTACATCTTTGAACCAAATGATAAGATTACACGCGATGAGATCAAACAAGCGGCAGAGAGCTTAATGCTTGAGCTTGTGGGTCAAAGAGCACTTTATGACTTCTTAGTAGTATGTGATGAATCAAACAATACTCCAAGCAGAATTGATAGAAATGAACTATACTTAGACATTGCTATTGAGCCTGTTAAAGCAGTTGAATTTATTTACATTCCACTAAGACTTAAAAACACTGGAGAAATTAGCGGGCTATAACGCATAACTTAGAGCCCCTGAAATAATGGGGCTTTAAATTTGCTAAATACTTGCAACAGGAGAACAAAGAATGGCAATTTCAACACTATCAAAAATTACAGTTCCTTTAGCAACTGGTGACAGCGCAAGCGCACAAGGCTTGTTAATGCCTAAGCTACAGTATCGCTTCCGTGTTACTTTAGAGAACTTTGGTGTATCAACACCAACAACAGAATTAACAAAACAAGTTGTTGACGTAACTCGTCCAACAGTAAGTTTTGAAGAGATTCCAATTGAAGTTTATAACTCACGTGCATACTTAGCAGGTAAGCATACTTGGGAAGCAATTACGCTTAACTTACGTGAAGATGTAAACAACAATGTACAAAAATTAGTCGGCGAGCAATTACAGAAGCAATTCGACTTCTACGAGCAGTCAAGTGCGGCATCTGGACAAGATTACAAATTTACAACACGTATTGAAATCTTAGACGGTGGTAACGGTGCTAATACACCTAATGTACTTGAAACTTTTGAATTATATGGTTGCTTTGTACAAAATGCAACTTACAATCAGTTAGCATATAGCTCAAATGAGCCTGTACAAGTAGGCCTAACTATACGCTACGATAATGCTATCCAAACTCCAGAAGGTACTGGTATTGGTACAGCAGTCGGACGTACAGTAAATACTTTAGTTACTGGCGGCGGCGTTTAATACAACTCCTTAGCCATTCAATATTAAAGGGAGCCGTTG